TTTGTTATGCGTAGTAACACCCTGAGCATGAGATGGTTGGAGTGGTTAGGTGCTGAGTTTAACGATTGTCAGTACGAAAACTATCTGTCATTTATATTAGAGAGGAAGTAACACATGTGTAGTCCAAGTTTAGCTATAGCTGGTATATCCGCAGGAATTGGTGCTGTATCTACTGGTATGCAATATGTAGGTGCTAGACAACAAGCTAGGCAACAAGCTGAGTTACAAAGGCAATCTATAGCTGCTGCTCAACAAAAGGCACGGATGCAGCGAATGACTGCTTTATTAGAGAGACAACAACAACAAGAAGCAGTAGCACAAGAAAAAGGTAAAGTAGTTGCCAGGGGTGAAGCTGCCGTCTCTAGAGCTGTTGTAGCCGCAGGTGAAGCGGGTGTGTCTGGTCTGTCTGTCCAAGCACTAATGGATGATTATATCAGACAACAAGCTGGACAAACAGCTGCACTTACATCACAAGATAAACTCTACGCAATGCGTCACGGTTTGAATCTACAACAATTAGCTATGGCATCTGAACAAGAGATACGAGGACTTAGTAAACCTATAGAGAAACCAAGTGCGTTAAGAGCAGGGCTAGGTATTCTACAATCCGGCTTAGGTGCTTACGGTACTTACAAAGGTTTACAGGCACTTGAGCGTCCCGCTTTCATTGACACAGGAATGGGTATATCTAGTTACATGCCAGACTCAGATCAGTATACATTACCCGCTCGTGGACCTCTAGCTATAGGAGGAAGATAATGGCGAAGCAACGAGTACAAGTACAAGGTTTAGGCGAAGCACCTACTGTTCAACCCGTCGATCTTCCTGGGTTTCAATTTGGAATAGCACAACAACAAGCACCTACTCCTAAGTTGTTAAAGTTTGCAGGTGATTTAGAACAGGCTGGTTTATTAGTTAAAGGTTACGCTGGTATTAGACAGCAACAACTAACTAGAGATATAGAGCTACAGAAAGCACAATCAGCACAGTTTCAAGAGGAACAAAGAGAACAAGATAAGTTCAACGAGATTCTTATAAAGAAACAAATAAATCAAACGGCTATACCAAGTCTTGAAGGTAAAGCTGCTGATTTTATTAATGTTGAGAAGTATACATCGTATGATGCGGTATCGCAGAACATCGACGCTACTATAAACGAGGAATGGGCTGCGTACTCAGAAGCTTTAGGTGGGGATGTTGCTAATACTTTAGCTTCTAAAGCTATGTGGAATGCCGTTACTTCTAAGTACAAACAAGATTTATTAGCTAAGTATAAAGCAGCTAGAACAGCTTACACCTTAAATGAAAAGACTAATGATATAAGTGTTACACTAGGTGCTATGACTGCTAATAACCGTATTGTTCCTTTTAGTGACTTACAAGCTGTTATACGAGATTACGATAAAGTCTTAGCTAAGGATATTCCTGGTATAACTAAACAAGAAAGATCAGAGATTCTTATAAATGCTGTTAAACAACAAGCTAGAATGTTAGATGCAGATAAGAAACATGACGCTGCTTTTAGATTACTAGATGGAGTACAAGGTATAACAGTTAACGGTGCTCCTATATTTCAAGGTGCTAAAGCATTAGAGGAACTAACTGGTATTAGAGATGATGTAGTGGGTAAAATAGATAGCGTATCTACACAATCAACAGCAGAAGCACGGGATGTTTTAAAAGGTAGACTGTTAGCTGTTCTAGCTACCAATCCTAAGAGGTTAGAAGATATGCCGGATTCTAAAATAGATACTCTTAAAAGTGCTTTTTCTACACTTGATCCAGAAATGTCTGACGAGGAAATAACAAGGAATATTGAACAAGCTTTTGGTCCTGGGGATTTTGGTAGAAACTTAAATAACATTTTAGAGGGTATGGCTAATAAAAGCGACTTAGCTTCAAAGTTATACTTTAGGATTAATGATGATATACTTAGTCAGTGGGAAGCTATTAAAGCAGCTGGTGTTGCACCTATGCCTTTGACTGAACCTAATATCAAAGAGGCTTTAAATGGTCTCCGTAAATATGCCGCTAATAACCCTGAAGACCCCACACCTTGGAAAGGATACATAGCACAAGAAGGAGGTAGAGTACCAAGGTTTGATCAGTTGCTAAGAGAATCTAAAAGATTAGCAGCTGGTAATTATATATTAAAGAAAGATTATTATACAAACGCAGGTCAAACGCTAAGAGATAATTTAAAGATAGCAGAGAACCAAGTAACTAATTTAGACCCTGCAACTGCTGATGTTAGCATAGGATCGTACTTACCGTACTCTATATCTTATATAAAAAATGAACTGAAGAAAGAAGCGTTTGCTATTGAAGGTGAGGACCCTGAAGTAAGAGACGCTAAGTTAGAAGAGCTACAGCGTACGCTAATACAACAAGAGAGGGAAAGATTCCAAGGTATACTAGAAGCTTCTACTGTAGATTTTGATGTGACGGGAGTACCTGAGTTAACTGGTAAAGCAAGAAAAAGGGCAGAAGAAAAGTATACAACACTGCGTAGTTTTAAAACTCTACCTCCTAATTTCCGTGAGCAAGTTAAGACTGAGAGAACACAAATGGTTGCGGATGGGGAATTAATTGAGTTAGGCGTTTCGTTATTTAGGCATGGGTTTGATACATTCGATCCTGAAAGTTATAAACTACTTAACCAAGCTGTTCCAACTTTAGATGCTAGGGATGTTAAGTTGTTTGGGAATAGACTAGAGTTTAACACTAAATTAACTGAGTGGGCAGCGATAATCGAAAAAGACAAACTGACTAGAACAGGTGGAGAAGCCTTAACTGAAGAAGAGAAAAAACAAAGAGAGATATACAATGGTTTTGGTATTTACGATAGAGATAGTTTGAACGACTTTGCAAATGCTCAAAACATCATAGGTAATTACTAATGAGTAATGATTATATCAGTGGTTTATTAGAAGCCCAGTCGGAAGGTAAACTAGATACATACAATCCTACAGCTCCTGTAACTTTAGAACCAGAGGAGGCTGTACCTGCTAATGTTACAATCGAAACAGAAGCTAACACAGTTAAACCTGAAGTTGATCTAGAGCAAGTTAAAGAGATAACAGATGAGTTTAGTACTCTAGATAAATTTGGAATATACAGCCAAGCTTTTGGTGGAGAAATCATAACTAATGTAGCCACAACAGCGACACTTCTTAAGGGTTTAGGATATCTAAATGATGTAAAAAACATATCAAAAATAGGAATCTTAGCACCGGAAGGTACTTCTACTATTGGAGGTTTAATTACCTACGCAAGTGCTGAGGCTATTGGTGGTGTAGCTGGTAACTTAGTTAACCAATCAGTTTTAAAAGCATACGGTTTAGATAAGACTGAAGGATATAATTTAGGTGAACTTGTTACATCTGGTGTATTTAATGTAGGACTAGTACACAAACCAGTAGAAGCAGGTGTAGATTTGTTAGCTGGGTTAGCGAAAGATGGGAAGATTTTTAGTTTTGTAGCTCCTAGTTTAAACGAGTTAAAAGCCTGGCGTGGGGGTGAGTATATAGTCAAAGGAACTAAACAGTTTGTTAGTGGTGCTACTATTGGATTAGCTGAATCAGTACTAAGACAGAGCATCGAAGGTACTTTAAACTTAGATGAAGACTCAACTTTCGACTTGTTATTCTCCTCACTTGCAGGTGGTACAGTACAATCAGCGTTCTCTTTGTTATTAAGTAAAGGTAAAACAGGTCGCACTCAAATTGTTAATATAGTAGAAGATGCTAAGTCTAAACTAGACGATAAAAAAGAAGCACTGATTCAAAAGAAAAAAGATTCTAAGTTAAAAGGTAAACAGAAGATTGGTTTTGAGAACAAGGTTGATAAAGAAATAGACGAAGTAGAAACAGCTCAAGATATACTAGATGATTCTTTAGAATCTGTTGAAAATTCAAATAGTAAAATAGACGCTACAGAGAAAGAGTTAGGTGCGACTGAGTTAACAACTGAAGAAGTTCTAGAACCTAAACCCATAGAGGAACCTGAGCCTGTAGCACCTAAACCAGAAGAAGCTGAAGTTAAATTAGAAGAAGAGCCTACTGTTGTTGAAGAACCTGTTGTGGAGAAACCAATCAATGTAGACGAACCAGCGGAAGCACCGGAGGTAACTGAAACGGTTAAAAGGGAAAGATTTGTTGATGATGCTAGGGAAGATAAGTTAGATGAACTAGAAGCTATTCAATCTAAACTTGAGTCTACTCCTGGTAAGGGTGCGTTAACTTTAGAAGCACCGAAACTACATAAAGAAGGTAAAAAATTAGCAGACGAAACAGCAGAAAGAGTTAGTAATCTTATTAGAATTTTAGCTAAGAATCCTAAATCTATAGATATAGATGTAGCTAAACAATTGTTAAATGAAATAAAGTTCACCAGAAGAATTAATAAAAATATAATTGATTGGTGGAATACTTTAGGTGCTCGTTTGTTACAGTCTCAACAGAAAAAAGATTATACTTGGGAGGGTAGATATAGTGAGAGAGCACAGTTACAAGACGAAGCACTTAGTAAGTTAGAAGCCACGCTAGAAGCTAAAACAAGAGGCATCGTAGATGGTGATGAAGCTGATATACAATCGATGTTCGATGATTACTTAGCTGTACCGGATCAATTAAAAGCTAGGTATAGGCAGCCAGTCAAAACAGAAGAAGATGAATTTGTTGAAGTATTTAAAGAAACAAAAGCAGCGGATGAAATAGATGTTGAGAAACCTACTAAGGAGGTAAAGCAAAGTTTAGGTAAGCGTAAGAAGAAGCTGCAAGAAAAACTAACTGAACTACAACAACGCTTTGGTGATCCTACTAAGTTAACAAAAAAACAAGCTAAAGAACTTAAAGAAGACCCAGACATTAAAGACTTAAAACAACGCATAAAGTTTTACGAACAAGCTGAAGCTGATGCTTTAGAGTTAGATAGACTTGAAGCAGAGCTGGCTAAGGTAGCTGAGTTAGATGTAGCACCGCTAGGTGAACAAAGAGCAGCTGTTACTCCTAAACCTACAGGTCCTAAGAAAGTAAGCATTAAGGCTGCTCAACTAAGAAAACGAATAGCTGCTGTTAAAAGTAACATTAAGCAAAGGCTGGCTGATATAGACAGAGCTAGAGTTGAAATGTCTGATGAGTTTCAGGCAGCTAAAGCTGAAGAAGCTATTAATAGTAGGTTATCTAAACTACAGTCAGAATTAGACGAACTTAGAGAAACTTTCGGAAGAGAACCTGAAGAACTTGTACCTGGGAAACCCAAAGACAAAGACCCTAGAGTAAAAGAATTAGAAGATAAGATTAAGTTCTATAAGGAAGCTCAGAATGAAATAAGAAGGATTAAGGAACTTGAAGCTGAGAAGGCTAGGTTGTTAGAAGTTGAGACGGGACCGCTTGGTAGGCAACGAGAAGAGATAACACCTAAACCTACAGGGCCAAAGAAAGCACCAGGTAGAGTCGAAGAGTTAAATAAAGACATAGCATTCTTGCGTAAGAATATGCGTAATAGGGTGCGTGAAATAGATCGTGCTAGAATTGAGATGTCAGACGAATTTAAAGCTGAACAACTACGCAAAGCTTATGAAAAGAAACGAGCAAAACTTGAAGGTGAATTAGACGGTTTAAGGAAAAGATTTGCTGAGATAGATGAGGAAGAAGCAGCAGCTGGTTTAGCACCTAAGAAAAAGAAAGAAGACCCAAGGCTAAAGGAATTAAAAGCTAAAATAAAGTTTTACAAAGAAGCCGAAAAAGAAGCTAAACTTGTAGCTGATCTAGAAAAAGAATTAGCTAGAGTAGCGGATATTGAGGGACGCAGTGTTATAGGTGAGGTAAGAGCTGAAGTAACTCCTACTCCTAAAGGACCCACTAAACCAGCTAGATCACAAGAGCTTAGAAAGAAGATAGCAGACTCTAAAGCTAGAATGCGTCAGAAGATAGCTGACTTAGACAAAGCTAGGAAACAAATTGAAGATGCTCAGTTAAACGCTAGATTATTTAAAGAAATAGAAGATGCTCTATATAAACAATTAGAAGCAGATACATCTAGCCAAATAACGAGAAGCTGGCGTTTTATACAATCGCTTAGACAGCAAGCTCTAATCGATCAGCTACCTTCAGTACTTGCAGGGCTTCCTACTGGTATTGGTGCTATATATAAACAAATTTTTCGACCTATAACCACTTTTATATATAACGCTGATAACACTTCATTACCTGTAAGAACACGATTAGCTTTAGCGGATGTAGCAGCAGCTGTTAAAATTATAACAGATTTAAAAGGTTTGTGGACAGAAGCTCGTAGAACTTTTGTAGAAAATGCGTCCCCTGTTGACAATAGGGCGGGTAAGTTGTCGGATGAAATGAGTGTTTCAAAATCACCACGAGGAACTCATTCTTTGGTGTCTAGAGCTTACACATCCGCTAAAAGAAGAGCTGAAGCTATCGAGAATGTATCTAATGTTTTTAATCGTTTCGTAAAAAACGGTGACTTATTTTATATATTATCTTTAGGTGTGCGTGGTATACAATCCGTAGACGCAGTCTTTAAAAGACAATTATATAAAAGTAGGATTTATTCAGGAGCACAAAAGAAAGCTATTCTAGAGTTTCCTAATGACCCTAAAAAAGCTAAAGCAAAGGCTCAGGAGTTATACAACGCACAATGGAAAGAAAGCGACGGGTTGTTAGTCTTAAAAGAAACAACTGAATTTGAAGATCAGATCAATCAGATAAAGGAAGAATTATTATTTGCAGCTGATGGAGATTTAGAAGATATGCCGTCAAACCCTTTAGAAGCTACTATAAACTTCCTCAAACAACAGGTTAACGATGGGGGGCTTACGGGTGCTTTTATAGACGCATTCGCTCCTTATATAGGAGTACCTATGAGATCGATATACAGAGGAGGGAAATTAGTCGTAGCTCCAGCACAAGTATTAGCACAAGGAAGTTTATCTAAAATACCATTTCTACGAGGTCAGATTAACCCATTCAGTAGAAAGTTAAAGGAGTTAGAAACAAAACTAAGATTTGAATACGATTTACTTAGGAAGTTAGATGACCCAGAAAAAATAAAAGGAGCTAGAGATAGGATTAAAAACCTAACTGAAAGGCGTGATAAAACAGCTGAACGCAGATTGCGTTACAACGAAGAGTTATTAACTGATGCTATGGTGTCCACTTCTTTATTAGGACTAGGCAGTATGGCTGCTCTTTACTATGGGGCAACGGGTTCTTTAGAGTGGCTAACACCTGATCAAAGAAAGAATAATAAATTAGAATCTTTTAGGTTGTTTGGTATGGATTACTCCGCTGCTTTACCTTGGTCGTTTCCTTTAGCTTTATCTGCGGATGTAGCTTCTTGGTTGCGTATCAAAATGGAGGAAAGGGAAACTGGTAAAACTATTTTAACTAAGGATCAAACATTAGCTTTTGTTATTGGTGCTTCTTTTAAAAAGTTAGCTGAAGCCATGCCATTAGCACAAGGTATAGAGACCGCACAAGAGATAGCTAAATTTGAAGGAGATGTAACAAAGAATGCTGTATCAAGACTTGTCGCCTCTTATGTACCTATACCAGCTCAAGCGAGAAAGATAAACAATACCATAAAACAAGAAGGAATACCGGACCTGCGTGGTGGTTCTTATTGGGATAGAGTGGTATATGCTGTGTTAGGTTCTGGAGTTGGTAATTTAAAAACAGACCGTTTAGGTGAAGATGAACAAAGCACAGCTAATTGGGTGACTCAAAATATTATTAGACAAGCACCTAGAGATGAATTGATCCGTAGTGAGTTTGATAAAATCGTAGCAACTGATACTCATAAAAACTTATCAAATAAACCTTCTATGTTAGCTGGTGGTATTAAGATGACAGAGTGGGTAGATGAGGACGGGATGACTTTGTCTTATGCTTACGATCAAAAACTTAAAAGAACTAGCATAAAAGTTGAGGAGTTAGGTTTTAAAAAATATACAATAAAACAAGCTGTAGGTGCTTTAATAAAAGATAAAAACTGGATTAAAGAGTACAGTAAAGGGTTCCAAGAAGACCCAGAGACTGGTCGATTTATTAACCCAGGTCTTAAGATTTTAAATTCTGTTTTAAGAAAATTTTACAACGAGACTCAAAAGAACTTAATAGAAGATAGCAGGTTCCTAAATAAGTTTGTTAATGAAGAAGGTGAATCGTTATACTACTTACTACAAACTAGAGGCACTAAACCAGCACCTGTAGGTCGTCCACTATCACCGCTCGAAATACTTACGGATTAGCAATAGTGCTTGAACTCCTAACTCAATAGTTAATAATATATTATCATGGCTAACACCTACGCAGACTACACTGGCGACGGGTCGAATACAGACTTCGCTATTACCTTTGATTACATTAAGACAGCCCATGTTGCGGTAGAGATCAACGACGGACCAGCAGGTGGTACGAACAAGTGGGTACGAAAGACACTGACCTCTGACTACACTGTTGTTACATCGCCCGCTAAGAAGGTAGTATTTAATTCTGCTCCCGCTAACTTAGTAAAGGTCAGGGTGTTACGAGACAGCGACGCTAATACAGGAATCGTGGACTTTGCAAACGGATCGGTACTGACAGAGACAGAACTTGATAACTCCTACCAACACAACCGTTATCTTGCTGAAGAAGCAGAGGAAGGAAAGACGGGAGGAGCTTTAGTTAAGAATGAAACATCCGGACAGTTTGACGCTGATGCGTTACGCCTTGAGAACTTAGCTGATCCTGACTCTGACGACGACGCTGTTAACAAAGGATACGCAGACAATCGTTATGTAGATGTAGCAGGTGATACGATGACAGGTGCTCTGGACATGGGTGCTAATAAAGTTACTTCATCTGCCACTCCATCCAGCGGTAATGATCTGACGAATAAGACTTATACAGACGCTACTTTTGTTGATGTTGCTGGTGACACGATGAGTGGTGCTTTAAACCTCGTCGATCCAACTGCTGACGACCACGCTGCCAAGAAGAAGTATGTAGACGATCAAGACGCACTACAAGTTACTAAGACAGGTGATACGATGAGTGGTAACTTGGTTATGTCAGGTAATGATATAACTAGTGTTAACAGTGTACAAGGGCTTGTTGATCCGACTTCCGATGACCACGCTGCTAGAAAGAAGTATGTAGACGATACTATCACCACTTCATTTGCTACAGGTTCTCCTCCACCAGGTAATGAGATAGGTACAAGTGTTATTGAAGACGACGCTGTTACTTTTGCAAAGCTTCAAAACCTAGCACAGAACACAGTTATAGGTAGTGTAAGTGTGGGGAGTAATGACCCTAAAGCATTAAGCATGACTGAGTTACGGGCTGCTTTAAATGTAGAAGACGGTGCAACCGCAGATCAAAATGCTTCCGAAATAAAAACTGCTTACGAAAGTAACACAAATACGAATGCCTTTACGGACGCAGAGCAAACTAAATTAACAGGTATTGCAACTAATGCTAATAACTATGTTCATCCTACAACAGACGGAAACCTTCATGTACCTGCTACAGGAACTACAAATAATGGAAAAGTTTTAACTGCTGGAGCAACTGCTGGCTCTTTTAGTTGGCAGACTCCATCGTCAGGTACATTCACTCGTAATACAGTCACTAACCACAATAATTCTACTAAGTCAGGTAACGTTTCCTTCATTACTTTTACAGGGACATGGACGGGTTCAGGCAATGCTGAAGACGCTTTTACTTTTATTATCGATTCCGCTAAAATAGGAAATATATCCAACACACTTGTTACTCTGAACACTTCCTTATTTCCTAGTAGTGGGGACCTTACTGTCAATTCTGGGGATCTGTTAGTGGTGCATGACTTTATTTACTTTGATCCATTAATGACGACAGGTACAGCACCTACTGGAATAATTGGGGCTCATTTGCCGGTTTTTAATGACCGCACTAATCAATTAATTGGTAGGGCAAAAATCCAACAGCAACTTTCGAGCCTACCAACTAATTCAGGGGTAAACACTACTCTTCATCTCCATATCCATTTCAACCAAAGCGTACTTTTTAACCAAGCTTTAGGAAATGGAATTGGTGTAGGCACTTACCCATTAATTTCAAAAGCATGATCGAATCTCTATCTGGTCTTTTAAATACCGCTCTAGCTATTGCCCTTGGAGTTATCGGTTGGATTATTAAACGCATGATCGAACGCTTGGACCTTGGTGAGAAACGGATGACTAAGATAGAGGTGGAGTTAGCTGCTCAGAAAGAAAGAGATAGAGCTGTTGAAGCACGGATAGAAAAGGTAGAGGAAGCACTTAAAGAAGTTCACAACAAACTAGATCGTATGATGGAGGTATTAGTGAGGAAATAGATATGCCAAAAGGATTATATTACAACATTAACAGAAGAAAGAAACTAGGTATTAGCCGTAGTAAGAAGAAGTCTACTATATCTGCTAAAGCTTACGCTAATATGAAGCGTGGTTTTCCGAAGAAGAAGTGAGTGTATCGTTATCTATAGGTAGAGGCGAGAAGTCCCGTAAAGGTGGACTAACTGCTAAAGGCAGGGCTAAGTACAATCGTGCTACTGGTTCTAATCTGAAAGCCCCTCAGCCTGGTGGTGGTCCTAGAAAGCGTTCCTTCTGTGCAAGGATGTCTGGAGTCAAAGGACCGATGAAAGACAGTAAAGGTAGACCAACAAGAAAAGCTTTAGCGTTGCGTAGATGGAAGTGTTGAGATGCTTCGACGAGCAAAACAGACGGTTAATCCGTTATCAGCACAATCACGCACGCTGGCGGTAACTTCAGCAGGAGAACTAGATGTTTTAAAGAGTGACTTTGAAGCGGATAAAGCAATCAAGGATTCTAAAATAGCTACATTAGAAGCTGACAAAACAACACAAGACGGTAAACTTACAACACTAGAAGCAGATAAAGCAGATAAAGATACACGCATGAACACCGCTGAAACAAAGATAACAACCTTGGAGAACTCAGCTACAGGTATAGTTGACGGTGGTCGTGCGGATGTACAACACTTAGAAGCTACTGATATAGATGGAGGTAGTGCATCGCTATGAGTATTAGACGCATATTTCTAAGACGGGATTCTGCCAGTAACTTTGCCAGTACCAACCCTGTCCTTTCCGAAGGGGAACCTGCGTTTGATACTACCAATCACATACTTAAGGTTGGTGACGGGACGACTCCGTGGAACTCTTTATCTCAGTTTCAAGGACCACAAGGACCAACAGGTGCGGACGGTGCTGATGGTGTATCTATACAGACTTACACTAAAGCTAACCTACCACTAGCTGCTACGGCAGGTACTAACGCTCTAGTCACAGACGGTACAATAGGAGGCACTCCTACGATGTCTTACTTCTATAACGGTAGTTGGTACAGAACTTTCGATAATTCAGTAATAACAAACCAAACAATCGATCTATTTATATTAGCTGGTCAGTCGAATGCACATGGTGAGGGAGATGTATCTAGCCTTACATCAGGGCAATCAACACAAGATGGATTGTTCTATACCTCCTGGCATGACAGTACTTCTAACGCTGAGACCACACAAAACTACTCTAACTGGGCAACTTCATTAGTAGCAGGTAGCACAAGAGGAGACAGTAATAACTTAGTAAATTCTCCTTACTTTGGTCCTGAGCTTGGATTTGTTAGTAGAGCAAAAGCAATCAATCTCACCACACAACCTATAGGTATTCTTAAATACGCAGTAGGTGCATCCACCCTTAACGCTGGTACATCTCTTTCTGACTGGGATACCACAGCTACAGGTTCCAGAGAAGGTGACTGTTATCGTGGTTTACTTTCCGCACTGTCAGATGCTACCACCAAGCTAACCAACGCAGGTTACTCTTGGAACTTCAAAGGTATGATATGGTGGCAAGGAGAGAGTGGTGCTTCAGTTAGTGGTCTTAATACATTTATAGCAGCAGTACGCACGGTACTAGGCAATTCATACGGGGTGTCTAATACATCTCAGTTCCCTGTTGTAATAACAAAGATTGGATATGGTACCGACCTTACGCCTGTTGCTAGTGCTGATGCATATGTTGGAATTGTAGATTCAGCTACTTACGGGCACTCAGCAAGTAACAATCATGTAGGAAAAGCTGGTAATACAGATACTAACAGCAACGGTGTAAACGATATGTTTGACATTGGTGAAGCTTATGCTGATCAGATGCAATTAGCTATATCCGGTTCTACCAACGCAGCTTGGGACCCATCATCTATTACAACTCGTTTGTGGTTAGACATGGACGATCAGACTACCTTTACTTCATCTAGTGGTAATGTCACAGCAATCGCAGACAAGTCAGGCAATGGATACACCTTTAACGCTCAATCAGGTAGCACACTCACAGCGGTTAACACAGCACAGAACAACAAAAATATACTTAGGTTTGATAACAACTCAGATGCAACTTCATACACGAGTGTAGGGTTTAGTTCAACTGCTGTTCATAAATGGTTCTTTGTGGTCAAGGTAACAGCTTCCGATACTCACGATGCATTGGTTACATTCACAAAGAGCAACCCAACCCTACAGATGATTATGTTTAACATGAGTGGTGCTGGTGTATTCTCAGGTGATTGGTACATGAATCCCGGTAATAACATGACAGGCAACTCGACTAACCTATTAAACCAATGGGTTATGCTGTCTGCTGAAATGGATATTCCTAACACTCGTGCAACTTTAGCTCTAAACGGTACAGCTTATAACACCAATGTTACTCAGTCAGGACTATCCACAATGGGTGCTATGTCAGTAAGACTGAACGATTATCAGAACAACGCTGACTCTGATTGGGGGGAGGTTGTATTCGTTGAAGATGTAACACAATCAAACTCTGATAAGATCGAAGGATACTTAGCACACAAGTGGGGATTAACAGCAGACCTACCATCTTCACACCCATATAAAACACAAGCACCATAAGATACCATGTTAAGTCACAAAGAAGGAAGTAAACTGCACGACAAGATAGCTGGTGCGTATCGTAACAGCATCGACCTGATGGAGGCTGAGGGAGAGTACAACGCTGCACTACTCAACGGAGCTAGACAGTTCCTAAAGGATAACAATGTTGTCATGGACTCAGGAGTAGGCACACCATTAGATGCGTTAGCTAATGACTTAAATACTTTACCATTTGAAGAAGAAGAAACACCAAGAGATACCGCCCAAGCTACGGGACTTTAGAAACTTCCTGTACCTGGTTTGGAAGCACCTAAACCTCCCTGATCCAACAACGCTGCAATACGACATCGCTGAGTACCTGCAAAACGGTCCAAAGCGGTCTGTTATCATGGCGTTCCGTGGTGTAGGTAAGAGTTGGATAACAAGTGCTTTTGTAGTACATCAGCTACTGCTAGACCCATCTAAGAACATACTTGTTGTATCAGCATCTAAGAATAGATCAGATGACTTCTCTACATTTACCTTGCGAATCATTCAGGAGATTCCCATTTTACAAGGATTAAAGCCATCTGAGAACCAACGATTCAGTAAGATTGCATTTGATGTTGGACCTGCTCCTGCCTCTCACGCTCCCTCTGTTAAGTCACTAGGTATATCGTCACAGCTAACAGGTTCTCGTGCTGATATAATTGTAGCAGACGATGTGGAGGTAGCTAACAACTCCGCTACACAAGGAATGAGAGATAAGCTGGATGAACAAGTAAAAGAGTTTGACGCTATCATTAAACCCCTAGACTCCTCCAGGATCATCTTTCTTGGTACTCCTCAGTGTGAGGACAGTATATACAACAAACTACGAGAGAGGGGCTACAAGAGCCGTATATGGTCTTCTGAGTATCCAGACGATACCGAGGCTATAAACAACTACGGAGGTGATTTAGCACCCCTTATAGCGGATAACATAACACCTGAGACAGTTGGTACTTCTACAGAACCCCTACGCTTCACTGACCTAGACCTGGAAGAAAGAAAGATGTCTTACGGTCGGACAGGGTACGCTCTTCAGTTCATGCTTAATCCGAAGCTATCGGACGCTGATAGATACCCATTAAAGATTAACGATCTAGTGGTTATGGATGTTGATGTGGATGTAGCTCCGGAGAAAATCGTGTGGTCCAGTGACCCTGATAACTGTGATAGAGAACTTCCTAATGTAGGACTAGCTGGTGATCGATACAGAAGACCTGCTAACACTGTTGGTGATATGATACCGTACACAGGCTCGGTGCTATCTATTGACCCGTCTGGTCGTGGTAAGGATGAAACGGGGTACGCTGTAGTGAAGATGCTTAACGGTCAGCTGTTTGTACCGGATGCTGGAGGTATTAAAGGAGGTTACGATACTAAGACCCTGCAACAACTTGTAGCTATCGCTAAGGATAACAAAGTTAATAAGGTAGTGATAGAGTCTAACTTTGGTGACGGTATGTTTATGGAGCTGATAAAGCCTCTGTTTAGAACAACATATCCTGTGACTATAGAAGAAGTCAGACATAACAAACAAAAGGAACTAAGAATAGTAGATACCCTTGAACCTGTACTCAATAGCCACAGGCTTATCATCGATCCTTCCGTCATCACGGATGACTACAGGTCTGCTCTATCCTATCCTATTGAACAACAAACCAGGTACATGCTTATGTATCAATTATCTAGGATAACAAGAGATAGAGGTAGCTTGGTACATGATGACCGTCTTGATGCTTTATCAATAGCTGTTGGTTATTGGGTGCAGCAGATGGCTGCTGATGTTAACCAATCTATGATTGATAGACAACAAGAGCTGTTGGAAGAAGAACTAACAAAATTTACTGATAGCTTTCATAAAAGAAGTAATAAGGTCTCTGCTTACCTCTGGTCGTAGTCGCTACTACTCCTACTCCTTAATAACAAATCTTTAGTAGATATATATTGTAATTTCCTACTTAGTTTAAATACATATATAAGTCTACTTATGTAGACACACCTATCCTTAAAAACTTCTTTAATATCGATCTATTGATAACCGTACTAAGTATTAGTTACGAAAGAACGAAGTATGAGTAACTACAATAGCTGTAATCAATCTGATGGAACTGAAGTAGCTGCTAATGTTGTCTTTGTTAAAAGGAAGCTGTAGCAGAGGGATCAGTTAGTGTAACCTTTTGGTACTGCTGCTTAATACCTATTTAATATATATTGGTATGATTATAATCAAATATCACCGAAGGAAAGTTGTAAAGCTTTTATTTCAGAACCCGCTTAAACAGTGGTCAAGAATCGTACAACAGATTTACCTATGAAATCGTCTCGCCTTATGTTATTGTTACAAAGATGAATATCAACGATCAAACAGACACCTTCCAGTACGAACTGGCAAAGCTTATATACCGATTTAAAAGTGAGTACGATATTAACGACTACACTATAGCAGGGTGCCTGGACTTCGCTAAGCTGTCTGTACTAACTGAAACAGATGATGTTATCTTTACTGGAGAAGAACAAGTAGAGGATGATGAAGAGCCGTTTGAGCCTCAGTTCTGATTAAGACTCTAACTTATATAGATCATTCCTAGAAAAGTTTTTAGCAGAAAAATCTGAGAGGCTTACGCTATATACGGCACCGCTCATTCCCCCTTGGCCACCCCTAAGATTATTATAGCAGGGGGGTATTGACTTCGCCATTTATGTATTATGTCTAATTAGATTTGTTGATTATCAGGTACTTACAACAGGTTAGTGTATTTGTACTAAAATCAAGCATCAAATCGTTGTTATTTTTTCGCAAATCAACAGGAATAAACGGCTGTTTGCGTCATCAGTCTGGAGCTGTCTAGATGCAATCTTATTGCGTTTGGTCTTGTATGTTCTTTTCTCTTTCGATGTTCTAAGTCTCAATTGAGTCTCAGTATCAATAAGCAGTTACTCTCTATCGATCTAATAGCTGTGATAAGTTGAACTTATACAATCATCATTTGAATATTTTTTGATGGAAGTATTGACAAGTTTGTGGCAATGGTGAGGGCATGAATAACGAATACACCTATCAAATACCTAGTTATGCACTTAGCTATATCTACAACGGAGACGACAGCGGTCTTGAGCAAGACGACATTGACAACATCGATGCTTTTCTTGCTAGGGAGCACTACATTGACACTTGGGACATTTTGGACGAGTCAGAATATTTCTGCACTACTCCCGAGTTTGGCTTGCCTTGCAATGTTGTTGATGTTGTAGGTGTGCAATTTGCAAACTCTTAATTCAAACTACTATCAACCCAATAAAACAAAATACATCATGAATAAAGAAACTATTGAATCAGTACGCCATGAAGTCAGAGAGCTTCAGTTATGGATTGAAAACACTGGCACATACTACGAACGCTTTCTTGTGCCGATTGCTAAGAACTTTCAACGCAAGATTAAAAAGAATGTCTTTGACATGACCAAAGCTCCAAAAGCTTATTATGCTGTTTGTTTGTTAGCTTCTAACGACTACAAGGAGCAATTTGGTTATTCATTTACTAAACTTGTCAGGGACTTAGTAGCTCAAAACTTAGCTGAAGAATACCACGCTGAAATCTTAGCACAAAACGGGGAGATGTTTTCATGAGCAAGAATTGCTTTAATACTACACCTTATAGAGGTGGACGCATTCACACTTGTTACAACACCATTACAAAGCAAGAAGAGGTAAAAGTTACTTACAACGATTTCACCTTTCATTGTAAAACCTTTATAGGTGCACAGCGTAAACTCACACGAATATCCAAAAATCCTTTATTCAACTAATCTTATGAAAATCTCCACAGAAAAACTTAAAGATAATCAAATCAATCTTAACTGGATGAAACCTAGCAAAGTAGATCAATGCCTTGAATATGGCGTTATCATTACCTTAGCCGTTGCGTGGGGTTGTATCCTTGCCAGTATCTTATTCTCTTAACCTTACTTACCTATCTATCAAAATGAATACACATTTACAGAACTATCAAAACCGCATGATGGAAAAAGAAAGCCTTAAATATCCAATCGGAACTCAATACCTGCCAATGGGAAGAAAGAACGCTAAGGTTTGCACGATCACGGAATGCTTTAAAACATACGATTCAAAGGGCAACCTTGTTAAGACATCCTATCAGTCTACGCATGATTTTTTAGGGCAAGCTGTGACAAATCATGATGTCTGCGGGACAACTATTGCCCGTGGAATCTATAACTTGAAAGGGAAAGCATGAAAATAGAACATTACAAACCTTGTTATTTAGTCCAAGATGTTGATGAATAATATGAGCGTATCATTTATCTACCAAAACATGACCTTCTATTACCGGATCGATTCTCACAGCTCTTCCATGCCATTTATTGCGTGGGGGTGTCGTCAGTTACCGATCAGTGGAACTAACATAGCGTCAAAGGAAGCGATGATGGAAGACATCAAAGACAAACTTAAACAATACTATCGAAACAGGAAGCCGAAGGCGGACGCTGAGAGCGTAGCGAACAACAGAGTACCTGTTAAAACTTTTGATGTTTGCGATAAAAGCTTGCAAGGGATGGAGAACGAAGGCACAAGATGTATCGATCATGACTTTGAATAACACTAATCCAGAACACCTTGAAACGCTTGACGAACCGAGCTTGCAAACGCTTATCGATCATTACTTAACTGTCCGTGAAAAGCTACCTGATAGCGTACGTGTCCGTGATCGATTGATTGAATTGCAGGACGAGCTACTTAACCGACAAGTAGAAAGAGAAAACTAACCGATGGACAGCCTCACCTTATTTTGCTTGATGATCGTATGCATCGTCTTTACAGCATGGATGTACCGAGATTAATAAACCGAGAACTATGAAACTATATAAAATAAAAGACAACGAAACTAACAAGATATTTAACTGGACACTAGATGAAGTGCTAGAAGTAATTAACCGAGACCGAGATGAGAATGAAGAGTGGGAAGATGTCACGGAAAATGACGATGTAGAAGCACACTTTAAATCATTAGTAGAACCTGAAGGTTACCTGTCCATATTATGAAAGAAGAGCATTTAGCGAGCAGAGTGAGTAAATGCGATAGGAGCGTAGCGACTGAACTATTACTTGACCCAATCGACATGACCGAGGAACTGATGTTCCATATTTTTAATAACGATATGAACCGAGAGTTGGACGGAAGATGGCTTGACTTGTACCTGTCCTTACAATTATACAAAGAACACCTTGAAAGGATCGAGAGAGATGAAGATTCCTAAGAAATATATACATCAGAGTGGTAAGAATAAAGGTAAGCTAAACCAAAAACTATTAAAAGTAGAAGGCAAGTTTAAACGAGGTGACGCACACCCGAAAGTTAAAGGTTTGTTATGGTTTTCTAAAGCTACTAAGTGGATGTTAGAACAAGACTTCATAACTAAACATGAAAAAGTAAAGGCTGATAGTAGAAAATGGAAACAAGAAAACCGAGGTCATGTAAAAGAATACAACAAACAATATAGAGAAGAAAATAATCACTGGATATTGCCTCAACAGAGGGAGTACAAAGTTATTAATAAAGAAAAATGTGATGCTAAGAGGCATGAATGGTGGTTAGAGAACCGACACATTAAGAATGAAAAGAATCGAATCTTTATGAAAGAGTACTCTAAAACACCTAAAGGTAAAGCATACACAAAAAAGTATAGGGAAAGTAAAAAGGATGATACCGAGTTTATGTTGAAAAAGAATCTAGCAGGTTGTATTAGGCAAGCTATAAAGAAGCAGGCTGGAGAGAAAGCTTTCAAGTCTATGGAGTTATTAGATTGTACTATAGAACATGTAAGAGACCACTTAGAGTCACAATTCACTGAAGGTATGACATGGGATAACATGGGCAGAGGTGGTTGGCATATCGATCACATCATTCCGTGTGCATTCTTTGACCTGACCAAACCAAGCCATCAAAAGGTATGTTTTAACTGGCAGAATCTTCAGCCGTTGTGGGAGAAAGATAATTGTGCAAAAGGTGATAAGATTCCGTGGTATGTTTTATTGACAATCTTAATGAACAACTACAAAACCATAACCTTATGAGCAGTTACGACAACTGGTTAACCGACCCTTACGAACAGCACTATTATGAAGCAGAGAAAGAAAGACGAGAAAAAGAAGAGCACTTGGAAAATATTAGCGTACTTGAAACCGAGGAAGAAATCGAAGAGTACCTGTTCTACCACAACATCAAAGACCCACGAGAGAAATAACGGAATCTTTTGGGAAGCGGAAGCTGACATCATACGAACCGAGCTTTTACATGATAGAAAACTATGAGTTAAGTGTAACCGACCTGCCATTTGATTGGTCTAGTGTCGATCACAACGCTATTGCTAATGGTTGGAATAAGTTTTGGAGCGAGTGTGAGATCACTGGATTTAAGCGTGATAAGAATGGTAACTATGTCCGTGATGAAGACGGCAACCTGATTGCACACCGCACGAACAAGCAACGACAGCTACCAAGAGGATGGTTTAATAACGCCCATGACTGATACAAGAAGTCATATTGCACGGATGCGTGAGTGGGGAAAGGTACAATACCGTAACCGCCAAGCCAAGCTACGCAAAGAGGGAGAGTCTAGTCACACAGCATCGTGCAAGCGTATGTTACAGAGTATGTGTCCGAAGTTAGGGGAAAGAGTGAAGCACATCATTGACCAGTTCACTAGTCCAGGATACACAACACCTCTTTACCTGACCTTTGTACTGGATATGTGTCCATACGAGATTGCTGTTATTGCTTTGCGTACCTTCTTGAATAACTTGGACAACCATCTAGCCATTGCAAAGATGGGACACAGGATAGGTAAAGCATTTGAGAATGAAGCGAGGTGGAAGTATGCACTTGAGAACCTGAGCCATAACAAGCAAGACCTGTTAGCTATACCTGACCGTAAAAAGCAGAGCAAGATCAAGCAGTTCTATAAGTATGAAGATACAAGATTTGAACTGTGGGATCACAGAAACAAAGTTAGTTTAGGCTGTTGGTTGCTTGAAGAAATTAGACAGCAGACTGGTCTTTTCGAGATAGGATTCCGTGAAGGTAAGACTAATTTAAAAAGAGTTGAACGCTTTGTATTACCTACCCGACAGTTCAAAGATTGGATACATCGCTTTGATAAGTGGAAGGAAGCAGGGGAGGTATTTAAGATGGCATTACCTGACCGTCCAGTTGATTGGCATGGATTGATAGGCGGTGGATACGACATTGAACAGCTACCTGCACAGAAGTTCTTCACTGGTAAACCTGTTGAATGGTTTGAAGATCATAACTACGACCATGTAATGCGTGCTTGTAACCGATTGCAGAAGGTGGAGTGGCAGGTCAACGATGAGATGTTAGATATTACATTGAAGTGTTGGGAGAACAAGCGAGTAGTTGGTAACATTCCACAATTCGGAGAGATACCTGAGCAACCGTATTACACAGGAGGAGACGAGCAAGAACTTACTATCTGGAAGTTAAAACAAAAAGATATAAAGACTACTAACGCTAGTAACAGCTCCAAAAGATTCCAAGCTTGTCGCATCCTGCACTTGGCTAAGATGTACAGTAAGTGGCAGAAGTTATACTTTCCGTATCGTTGTGACTATCGTGGCAGGATTTATGCTATGCCTTACTATTTACATCCACAAGGTTCTGACTTGGCTAAGAGTTTGTTAGACTTTAATAACGGTCAGCAAGTGGTGGATGAAGAGGACTTGGAAGCTGTACTTGTACACGGAGCGAACATGTGGGGAGTGAAGGGTACACGAGAGGAACGACTAGAGTGGGTAGGTAAGCGACAGAACTTTATCCTTGAGGCAGCGAATGATCCACACGGTACTGATTGGTGGACTGATGCAAGTGATCCGTTCTGTTTTCTGAGATTCTGTTTAGAGTTTAAGAAGTTTACCGAAGAAGGATACGGATATGTTAGCTACCTACCTGTGCGTCAGGACTGTAGTAATAATGGCATGCAGATACTGAGCTTGTTATTACGAGACAAAGAGATCGGACGCATGTGCAACCTAGTGGAAGAAGACCAAGCTAATGACATGTACCAGTATGTAGCTGATCGTATCTATGATGAGCTGAAGAAAGACGGTGGTGTTATTGCCAAGGCTTGGATGCAATACGGTATCAAAAGAAAGATTGCTAAGATGGCAGTGATGAACCGTCCGTATGGAGCTACTAGTTATAACTTAGTACAGGATTTGTTTAAGAGTATAGGTATCAATCATCCGTGGAGTAGCACAGGTGAGATGTTAACTGCTGTCATATGGATCAGTAATATCATAAACAAGATAGCAGATGAGGTGTGTGAACCAGTAAAGAAAGTAATGAAGTATTTACGGCAGACCATCCGATGCTTACCTTACGAAAACGGTATTACTTGGACAACACCTACAGGATTTAAAGTTAAGCAGAGCTTTCGTAAGTATAAGAAACTAAATATAGAATCTGTATTTGATAACACTACTGTATATTTAAATACCTACGCTGAGACAGATGAGATAGATACTAAGCACCACGGCAACGCAGTGACTGCTAACTTTATCCACAGTCTTGACGCTTGTATTGTACATCAGGTCGCTAATGAGGTTGACTTTGACTTGGCTACTATACATGACTGTTTCGTGACACACGCAAGTAACGCTAAACAAATACACAGAATGGTGCGTGAAGCATACACTAAAACTTTTTCTGTTGATCTCCTGACTGAGTTCCGAATGGAGCAAATCAACAATAACCCGACCGCAGAACTTCCATCCGTGCCGGAACTTGGAGACCTAGATGTCTCGGCAGTAAAGCGTATGAAGTATCTGTTGTCTTAACTAATAAATACAAAATAGATATGCCACTAAAAGCTAGAAAGAAACACGATATTATAAAAGCAAAAGGTACGGCTAAGTACTGTCACCTTAATGAACCTAACAAAAAGTTCGATCCGGAGTATGGAGTGTGGAGCTGTGATGTTGTAATTGACAAGGAACAAGCAGACCAAATCAAGAGCACATTGCGTCCGTTGTACGAGGAAGAACTGCGTCAGGTACAGGAAGCAAACGCTGGTAAGAAGATCGCCCAAAGAGAGTTCCCGATTGAGGAGACAGACGGAGGGTTTATTGTACGAGCAAAGTTAAAAGCCGGAGGTAAACGCAAGGACGGTAGTGAGTATAGACTAAGCGTTCCGTTGTATGATTCCGTAGCTAAACCTCTGGATAAAGATGTGAAGGTTTGGGGAGGTAGTAAAGTAGTAGTAGCTTTCCGTCCTCGTTTTTACTACACTTCGATGGTAGGGTTTGGAGTTGGTTTTGACTTACAAGCTGTACAAGTACTGGAAGTTGCAGAAGGTGGTGTATCTTCTATGGCAGCTAGTGCGTTTGGATTCACTGAAGAAGAGAGTGGATTTGTTAATGGTGGTGAAAACTTAGAGGGTGGATTCGATGCGGAAGAAACGGAAGAAGAGGTCATCGCCAACTTCTAAGTACCGCTCTGGATTCGAACAAACATTAGCTAACCAGCTCAAGCGTAGTGGTGTTGCTTTTGAGTACGAAACTTTAAAGCTAGAGTACAGAAAAGTAGCTACCTACACTCCCGACTTCATACTACCCAACGGCATCATCATTGAAGCCAAGGGTGTATGGACGGTGGACGACAGGAAGAAGCACTTACTAGTCAGAGAACAACATCCACACCTAGACATCCGACTAGTATTTATGAATGCTTCTAATAAGATACGGAAAGGAAGTGACACCACTTACGCTCGTTGGTGCGAAAAGAAGAACATACTATATGCAAATAAAACTATACCAAAATCATGGCTTTCACCAACACACACCAACCCTGTCCAAAGTGCGGATCAAGTGATGCGAGAGCCACTAACGACGACGGAAGCTGGCATTGTTTCAGCTGTAACAGTCACGCTGGAGGAGGAGGACGAGTGAGCGAACCAACACCGAGAGAGTTTGTCAACGGATCACCTCAAGCAATAGCACGAAGAAATCTAACTGAAGATACCTGCCGGAAGTGGGGGTATTGGATGGGTGTAGTGAATGGACAACCCGTGCAGATTGCTAACTATAAAACAAGAGACGGTAAGACATGTGGACAGAAGCTACGGTTTGCTGACAAGTCATTCGCTACAAGAGGAGAGCTGATTGGCTTGTACGGTCAGCACCTGTGGCGAGACGGAGGCAGACGAGTTGTTGTGTGTGAGGGTGAGGTCGATGCTTTGAGTATCAGTCAAGCCTTTGATAACAAGTGGCCTGTCGTCAGTGTACCTAACGGAGCAGGAGCAGCTAAGAAGTTTGTCGCTCAAGCTATCGATTGGTTAGATCGTTACGAACAAGTAGTTTTCTGCTTTGATATGGATGATGTCGGACGGAAGGGAGCAGCAGAATGTGCAGCACTCTTAACACCAGGTAAAGCACACATCGCAGAGCTACCACTCAAAGACGCTAACGACATGCTTGTTGCTAACAGAAGTAAAGAGTTAGTTAACTGTTTGTTCGACGCTCGTGAGTACAGACCGGACGGTATCGTAAACGGTAAGGAGTTGTGGGATGTTATCTCTCATAAGGAGGAACACAAAAGCAAACCGTATCCGTTTATCGGACTGAACCACATAACACACGGCATGAGACTAGGAGAGTTAGTAACTGTTACTGCTGGTAGTGGTATCGGTAAGAGTCTGTTCTGTCGTGAGATCGCACACCATCTGTTAGGGTTGGGTGAGACGGTTGGTTACATAGCTCTTGAAGAATCCGTCAGGCGTACAGCGTTGGGTATACTAGGAATACACATGAACAAACCACTACATCTAGATGATGATATGTTAGATGAGAAGGAACTGAAACCTGCGTTCGATAAGACTGTGGGTAACGGTAAGTTCTACACCTACGATCACTTCGGGAGTATGGAGAGTGACAATCTTCTGTCCAAAATAAGGTACTTAATTAAGGGCTTTGATTGTAAATGGATATTCTTGGACCACCTATCGATTGTTGTTAGTGGGATACAGGGAGACGATGAACGCAGACTGATTGATAACACAATGACCAAGCTACGATCTCTTGTTGAGGAGACGGGGTGCGGTATGGTATTGGTCAGTCACTTGAAGCGGGTTGATACAGGACATGAAGAGGGTGGACGAGTAAGTCTGCATCACCTCCGAGGGTCTCAAGCAATCGCACAGCTATCGGACATGGTCATCGGACTTGAACGCAACCAACAAAGCGACAGGTTAAGTAACGAAACAAAAGTAAGAGTACTGAAGAATCGATTCAGCGGTGAGACCGGACACTGTAGTACATTGTATTACAACATAGACACCGGACGATGCACCGAGGAAGAGAGGGCGAGTACCTTTGAAGAAACAAATAACGAACCATTCTAAAACTATGAGAACACTATTCTTTGATATAGAAACAAACGCTCTTGAAGACTTCACTAATCTGACGGACTTACACACGGTACACTGCTTGTCTGTGTACGATCCAATGACTCCTAAGATGGTGACCTTTGCAGGAGATAGTATACACCGTGGACTGACAGCACTAGCACAAGCAGATCGTATCGTTGGGCACAATGTTATTAAGTTTGATATACCTGCTTTGAAGAAGCTGTACGGATTCTCTCCACCTCTTGTTAAAGTAGTTGATACATTGGTGATGAGTCGTTGTATCTTCTCTGACTTGAGGAACGAGGACTTCGGTCGTAACAACTTCGATCCTAAACTCGTAGGTAGTCACTCATTGAAAGCTTGGGGACACCGGATGGGTAAAGCTACGAAGCTGACATACGGAGAAGAGGACGGTGCGTTCGATCACTACAACGATGAGATGAAGAAGTACTGTGAGCGTGACTGTATAGTTACACAGTTGTTGTACGATTATCTAATCAAGCAAGAGCCAAGCAATCAGATGATCGCTATTGAACATTGGTTTGCATTTATCATTAGCCAACAGGAGCGTAACGGTTTTAGTTTTGATCTGGATAAAGCAGACAAGTTAACCGCTAAGTTAACATCGATACGAGCAGAGTTGAAAGACGAGTTGCAACAGATGGTAGCACCAAAGGTTGAAGAGATGAAGAGTCCTGCTGGTTGGACGGTTGAAGGACACACAGCACCTACTAAGGCAAAGTTAAAGTTAGTGTTGAAAGATGCTGGACTGAAACAATCTCTTGTTAACGACGCAGTCAAGACGGGTAACAAACAAAAGACTACACTGTTTAACCCAGGGTCTCGACAACAGATAGCAGCAGCACTGTTAGACTTAGGATATGATCTACCAAAAGAACCAGATGCTACCACACCTAAAGTAGATGAGGGAGTACTGAAGAAGATCGATCATCCAATAGCAGCTAAGTTGTTAGACTATCTATTGGTACAGAAAAGACTTGGTCAGTTAGCAGAGGGAGAACAAGCGTGGTTGAAGCTGGCTAAGAACGGACGGATACACGGAGCAGTAAATACAAATGGAGCGGTGACTGGGCGGTGTACACACAGCAATCCAAATGTAGCACAGGTTCCAGCTTGTCGTGTACCTTACGGTGAAGAGTGTCGGGATTTATTCGGTGCGGGTGTTGGTAAGAAGTTGGTGGGATGTGATGCTAGTGGATTGGAGCTACGGATGTTAGCACATTACTTAGCATTCTACGACGGAGGAGAGTACGGAAAGATCGTAACAGAAGGAGACATCCACACAGCTAATCAACAAGCTGCTGGACTGGAGACACGGGACCAAGCTAAGACATTCATCTATGCTTTCTTATACGGAGCAGGTGATGCAAAGATTGGAGACATCGTAGGAGGTACAGCTAGGGATGGACAGATGTTAAAGCGTAAGTTCCTTACCAACCTACCAGCACTGAAGCGTCTGCAACAAGACATTCACAAGAAAGTAGAACACGGTGGTACATTGATGGGACTGGACGGTCGGGTGTTACGCATACGAAGTAGTCACGCAGCACTGAACATGTTACTTCAATCAGCCGGAGCTGTGTGTATGAAGGTAGCTTTGATACAGTTATATCATGCACTCGGTAAGAGTAAGTGGCAGCACGGTAGAGAGTACGCATTTGTTGCTAATATCCATGACGAGTTCCAAGCAGAAGTAATACCACAACACGCAGAAGACTTCGGTAAGTTAGCAGTGAAAGCTATTCGTGTAGCAGGTAAAGAACTGAAGCTGAATGTACAGTTGGATGGTGAGTATAAAATAGGAGACACATGGGCAGAGACACATTGATGATGGACGAAATCGAATATGACTACTACACTACCCTTGCACAGTTGTATGATACTCAAGACATTAGACAACCATACCTCCAAGATATGCCATCAAGTAAAGCACAACGGATAGGAGCGGTAGCAGAGAGTCGCTTCATAACAGAATGTTTAGAGCGTGACTTTGAACCACACACACCAACGACTCCTATGCCTTGGGACTATATCGTCCACTGCCCAGCTGGTGATCTAAAGGTACAGATAAAAAGCACAAGCGTTAAAGACAAGACATCGTACACAGTTAACTCTGCTTGCGGTGCTAGTTATAAAGAACACATGTCTGATATTATAGATGTTGTAGGTATATATATCATACCGCTCGATGAGTGGTGGATGATACCAAGAGATATAATAAACAGTAAAACTATAAGACTGTACCCTGATAACCCAAGTACTAGTAAGTACAAGAAGTATCAAAACAATTGGAGCATATACTATGAGTAAAACTACACTATTAATAGACGCAGATGTCTTAGCATTTGAAGCAGCTGTTGTCGCAGAAGAACCAATACAATGGAAGGAGGAACTGTGGACTGTACACGCAGACATGGCACTAGCTAAAGCTCGTGTTATCAATCGTATACAGGAGTTCAGAGAACAGTTGAAGTGTGAGAATGTAGTGCTGTGTCTATCAGACCGTGCTAACTTCAGACGCAAGTTGTACCCTGACTACAAAAGTAACAGAGCTAAGTCACGACTACCTATCATACTTCGACAAGTAAAGCAGTGGATAATTGATGAGTTAGACGGACAGCTGTGGGATAACTTAGAAGCAGACGATGTTATATCTATCCTAGCTACTGACAAAGCAATGGATGAAGAGACGATCATTGTTAGCATAGACAAAGACTTCCGAGGAGTACCAGGTATTTTCTACGACTATAACAAAGGAGAGTACCACCACCCAACAACTGACGAAGCAGATAACTTCCACCTCATACAGACACTGACCGGAGATTCAACAGATGGATACAGTGGTGTACCAAAGGTAGGACCAGTAGCTGCTAAGAAAGCGTTGGATAAATACGGATACACTTGGGAAACAGTTGTTGCTGTGTACGAGAAAGCAGGACTTACTGAACAAGATGCTTTGATGAATGCATGGATGGCACGATTACTACGCAGTGAGAACTACTGCTTCAGAACAAATACAATAAAGAAACTATGGACACCGAAGAACTACCAAACCAAGGATATACTAGAAACTTCAGCACTGGGGCAAGGCGTGATGGGGACAATGGACGGGGACGACCCAGCCTTATACCTCCGGTCGCCTTACGCAGTCTCGCCAAAAGATTTGAAGCTGGCGGTAAGCTTTACGGAGACAACAACTGGAAACAAGGATTCCCACTAAGTAGATTGTATGACTCGATGTTTAGACATTTGTTGGGGCTGGCTGAGGGGGACAACTCTGAAGACCATGCGGGTGCTATCTTATGGAATGCTTCAGCTTGGATATGGACGGAGCAAAAGATCAAAGAAGGTAAACTACCAGCGGAACTCGCTGACATTAGCTACAGAGATGAATGAGGAAGCATTGTTAGCAGATGGATTCGACGATGCTTTGATCGGAGCAGACTACGAAAAGAACAGAGCAGTGTACTCAATAGAGAAGATGTTAGATATACTTATGAAACAAGGTATGAGTTATGACGATGCTGTTGAACACTTTAGCTTTAACATAGGGTGTGCTTATGTAGGTGAGTTCACACCGCTGTATGTATGGACAGAAGATAAGTTTGAAATGAGATGAGTGACCAAGAAATAGTATTACCAGCGTTGAGTAAGTCTTTGATAGAAAAGCTTGACAAACTGTTCCCGGATAAATGTCCCCTCTTGACAGACTCTGATAGAGAGATATGGTATAAGGTAGGACAAAGAAGTGTAATTAATTATTTACAACAGACTTACGACGAACAGTTACAAGACAACATCATAACAAAGAACATTGAATAGCCATGTGTTTCTCACAACCTAAGATGCCCGAACCTCCACCTCCTCCGGCTCCACCACCACCGCCACTACCTACCGCAGAAAGGGCTGTTACTCAAAGAGCTACACAGCCTACTAAGCGTCGTCGTGGTACACAGCAGTTGACCAGATCAGTTCGTCGTCCTACTCTAAGCATGGGTGGTGGTATGGCAGGGACAGGAGTACAGCTTTCACAATAACTAATATATATATAAATAAATTATGAGCCTTCGCACACTTGATAAAAAGACGCTACTCTCATCTGTTACAGCATCAGGAGCGGGTAGTGCATTCTCAGTTGAGCGTTCTAAGGGTTGGACATTTGTCATAGCCACTGAGTCCGCTGGAGCTGCAACCGTAGATATAGAAGCTTACATTGGAGGAGCTTGGCATGTAGTACACAGTCAATCAGTATCAGCCGAAGGATCGGTTATGGTACGAGATGACCACGGACACTACGAAAAGCTAAGAGCTAATGTAAGTGCTTACACAGCAGGAACCCACAGCGTCTACGCTACCGGAACTGTTGACTCACTATAATGTCACTTGAGTTCACAGTACTTGAGAAACCAAGCAACATCACCCCGCTGCCTGGTAACTTCATTCGACCTGCTTTTGAAAAACTGTACGGATTTGATGCACCACAGATAACACCAGGTGTAGTTGACGGAGCTTTATTGACAGAACCAGCGGGAGATATACTAGTAACAGAACTTGATGAACCAATCGCATTTGAACCAGCATAACAATCATGGCTAATAAAAAGATTTTTGCAGACCTAACTGAACTATCGACAGCAGCAGCTGATGATGTGTTACCGATAGTAGATGATACAACAGGAACACCTACAACAAAGAAGATAAGTGTTTCTAATTTAATGGCACAAGCACCCGTACAAACTGCTGACATCAGTGGGTTTGCAACAACGGTAAGCTTAGGGAATCACGAAGCATTAACATCAGCCGTACACGGCATCTCAGCATTTGGTGCTACTCTAGTAGACGATACAGACGCAGCAGCAGCACGAACAACTTTGGGGCTAGGCACAGCCGCTACTTCAGCAAGTACAGACTTCTTTCCATCCAGTTACTCCACCCAAACATACACCGCTTCAGGTACACCTTTGGCATTCACACTTACGAGTGCAGCTAAGAACAAAGTGGTAACTGTTAATGAGACCTCCAATGTATATGTAACTGTACCAACAGGATTAGGGGCAGGTTTTAATTGTAAATTTGTGCAGTTAGGAGCTGGCAAAGTTGTATTGCAAGCAGGATCGGGTGCTCTTTTAAATTCCTACACGCCCGGTTCTGAAATACAAAACACAACGCTTGGGCAATATGCTGAGATTGAGTTAGTGCCTGTTACCACAGATTCGTATGTTATTGTGGGTAATTCTACTACTGGACCATTTCTAAACAATTACTCAGTTAGTCTTGATGGAACGAATGATTATGTGGACTACGGAGTGTTAGGAGCCTTAAACAGTGTATCTGCTTTTACGATTAGCACTTGGATAAAAACCTCAACAGCCAATCGTATGGTTTTTTCAGGAGGCACAAGTAACCGCATGAGTCTTCTAGCTGCTGGGGCACAAGTTATATTGGGTGGAACAACTGCCAACATAGGAAGTACTGATTACGATGACGGAAATTGGCATCAGATTACTTTAGTGTACAATTCAGGAACAGTAACTATCTATTCAGACGGCAGTTCAACAGCTAACGGTAGTTCTTCTATATTCGCATCATCTACACAATCATCAGCCTTTAATACTTTTCGCATTGGTCAAGTGGCAAATCTCTACTACTTCAACGGAGTGATTGATGAATTTGCAGTTTGGTCGAGTGCTTTATCAAGTTCAGAAATACCTGACATTCAGGCGAGTAATGCACCAATTGATCTTAGGTCGGATAACGGAAATTACACATCATCTTCTAATCTAATTAACTACTGGAGAATGGGTGACAACGATGGAGGTAGCGGAACAACAGTAACAGATTTAGTTGGTACGCTTGATGGCACATTAACGAACGGAGCTTCCTTCACCGCAGACACACCATAAACTATGAACTATGTAATCATTGATTCATCGGAAGTAAGTTCCGTAGATTTTAACCAAGTGCTAGAGACTAGTGCGGATACGCTACGATACAACCTAGCAGGTACTCAGACATTTGTTAAGTTTGACGGAGACACTCCTAGCTTTTTAGATGGCAAGACGCAGTACACATACTCAGACATACTGACGGTTCTTTCGGGGTCTGATTGGTCGCCTGAAGAGTAAGATGCACGAAACAGCCCAAGGGTTATATCACTCGTTGGAGAACCAGCGGTGGTCATTCTTAGACAGAGGTCGTACATCTTCTGAGCTTACGCTTCCTTATGTACTACCACCTGACGGACACAACTACGCTACTAAGTACTACACACCGTACCAAGGTATAGGAGCTAGAGGTGTACTGAATCTTAGCAGTAAGTTATTGTTAGCACTGCTTCCACCTAACGCTCCATTCTTCCGTCTTGTTATAGATAGATACGAACTGGACAAAGCAAAGCAGGAGTTAGGACCAGAGGGTGGTGAGCAGTTACGCACAGACTTAGAGAAAGCATTAGCTGATGTAGAGCGTAGTGTATCACAGGAAGTAGAAGTACAGAACTTCAGGAACGGTATCTTCCAAGCACTAAAGAACTTACTTATAACAGGTAACAGTTTGTTGTACTTACCGGACGAAGGTGGTATGCGTGTGTTCAAGCTTGATCGTTATGTAGTCAAGAGAGACCCAATGGGTAATGTTACACACATAGCAGTTAAAGAAACTGTAGCTCCTATGATGCTTCCTGAATCTGTAAGAGAAGAAGTATACCGTCAAGAAAAGGAGAACAGCTGTGACCTCTACACCGCAATCGTCAGAGAAGGAGAGAAGTACAAAGTCTACCAGGATGTCAAAGGTATGCTCATCGAAGAAAGTATGGGTGAGTATCCAATTGATAAGTCCCCGTGGCTCCCGTTACGCTACACCCAGATTGATGGAGAGGACTACGGCAGGGGATTTGTTGAAGAGTATATCGGAGACTTAAAGAGTTTAGAAGCACTGACCAAAGCAATCGTAGAAGGTAGTGCAGCAGCAGCTAAAGTATTGTTCATGGTTAATCCGAATGGTACAACAAGAGCACGAACATTAGCTGAAGCTCCTAACGGTGCGATTGTACAAGGGGCTGAAGGAGATGTATCTGTGTTGCAGTTGAATAAGTTCAATGACTTTAGGACTGCACAAGCCACAATGAATGGTATAACAGATCGTCTCAGCCAAGCATTTCTTTTGACATCGGGAGTTGTTAGAGATGCAGAGAGAGTGACTGCTGAAGAGATACGCATGTTAAGTCAAGAGCTTGAAGCTGCTCTAGGTGGTCTCTACTCTCTGTTATCTCAGGAACTACAGCTTCCTATTGTCAGTCGTTTGATGGACAAGATGTCTAAGAGCAAGCGTCTACCTAAGATACCTAAAGATATTGTTAAGCCTACTATTGTTACTGGTGTTGAAGCACTTGGTCGTGGTAATGATCTTAACAGATTGGATATGTTCTTGGCAGGTGCTAATCAGATAGTAGGACCACAAGCAGTTACTCAATACTTAAATGTCAGTGACTACTTCAAGCGTCGTGCTACTGCTCTTGGTATTGAGACTGAAGGACTGATCAAGACAGAAGAAGAAATTCAACAAGCTATGCAACAGCAACAGATGATGGAGATGGCTCAGAAACTCGGAGCACCCGCAGTAGGACCAGCTATCAACGCAGCACAGGAGCAGTACATGGCACAACAAGAAACACCGCAAGAGGAATAACAAACTATGGCTGAATTACACCGAGTAGAAATCAATGAGAAAGCACCAAGCGAAATCGAACCCGAAGAGAAACCCGCAGAAGTCACCGAGCAACAAGCCGAGGAACTACCGCAAGAACAGGAAGACCGCCCGCAATGGCTCCCCGAAAAGTTCAAGAGTGCGGAAGACATGGCGAAAGCGTACTCCGAGCTGGAAAAGAAAATGGGAGCAGGGGCTAAAGAAGACGAAGCAGAAGTTGAACAAAGTGAAGCGGAAGTTGAGAACAAAGAAGAACAAGTTGAAGAGAACACTAGTGAAGCATACCAAGCGGTTGCAGAAGCTAGTAAAGAGTTCTTTGAAAACGACGGTCAACTTAGTGAGGAAACTTATACTGCTTTAGAGAAGGCTGGATTACCTAGAGATTTAGTTGACAGCTACGCAGCTGGTCAGCAAGCATTATTACAATCTGAAGAAGCTCAAATACAAAGCGTTGCGAACGGACAATACGATGCGATGGCAGAGTGGGCGAATGAGAATTTACCACAAGAAGAGATCGATGCTTTTGATGAGGCAGTCACAGGCGGTACAGTTCAACAAGCTAAATTAGCAGTTCAAGGATTGTACGCCAGGTATCAGAATGCTACAGGGTCTACTCCTAAGTTAACTCAAGGTGCAGTATCTGGTACATCTACCATGCCATTTAAAAGTATGCAGGAGTTAGCACGAGCACAGTCTGATCCACGCTATCGTTCCGGTGACAAAGCATATCACGAAGAGATTGACAGACGACTAGCAGTAAGTAATATTTAGGACATAGTATAGTTTCATTATTCAGCCCCTACCGAGGTTTAGTTTCGTTCTTTTTGTTTCCCTCGGTAGGGGTTTCTGTTTATGTTATGGGTATGATGCAAGAGCTTAATGAGAACACGCAGGTGAAAGCCAACCTAGCGTTTGTTGCTAAAGTAATAGCTATAGTAGGTACAGCTGTGTGGGGATATAGTGTGTTGTGGAATAAACTTAACGCATTAGACCTAGAGATTTTGAGGCTCAAGCACGATGTAGAACTTAACGCTGAGTTTAGGGTGAAGTGGCCTAGAGGAGAGTTAGGGGCTTTGCCGGATGATGCAGAACAAAACATGCGTCTGATGTTCCTTGAGAAACAGATGGGTAAACATGAGGAGCTATTGGACACAGTTCGATACGGAGCACAGTGAAAAGATGGGTGAGTTACTTATGTTATTTATTACGGGCGGTGGTAGCACTGCTATGGGGGCGATTCTTAAAGGCGTATTTGGGTATGTGTTTGAAGCTAAGCAACAAAAACACGATCTTGAAATGGCGAGGGAGGCTCGTGCGAGCGATAATTTCCTTAGACTACAAGCTGAAATCGCTAAAAGCGGTACTGGGGAGTTTGTTTCTTTTACTCGTCGTATTCTTGCTGTTATCGGGGTGTCTACGCTCTGTGCGTGTATCATCCTCTGTACCCTCTTCCCCTCCGCAGAAATCGTCACACTTACAAACGCAGACGGAGAGGGAGTCAACGAGTTCTTCTTCGGACTCATCAGCTTTCAAGCTAACCAAGAACCCATATCGATCTCTTCTGGACACATCAGCCTTATGGGATGCACAGTAATTCTGCCTTGTATCCTTGGTTTCTACTTTGGTCCAAGTGGTCGAAGAGGTTGACAGTCAAGCTTTTTTCCCTTTTACTTATATTTAAATTTAATCGACAACTAGCAACAACTAGTCCCTCGACCCTCTGCGGAGGACAATCCTGTGAAGACGAAAGATGTGAAAGTCACTGGTAATCATCACACATTCAATAACTTATAACATAGGAGATCATATATTATGGCTAACGGACAAACAAATCCCAGTCGTGTAGGTCTTATTGAAGGCGGTTCTGATAACGATGCTTTGTTTCTCAAGAAGTTTTCTGGAGAGATTTTGCAAACCTTTGAAGAGTCCAATGTCTTTAAACCACTACACACCATCAGAACCATCGAGTCTGGTAAATCAGCACAGTTCCCTGTAACAGGTATCGCTACTGCTAACTACCACACTCCTGGTGACAACATTGCTGAAGCAGGTGCAGGTGTTACTTACCTCAGCGACATCAAGAAAACTGAGAAGATCATCACCATCGATAAGATGCTTGTTGCTTCCACTTTCTTGGCTAACATTGACGATGTAAAGAATCACTACGACATCCGCAGCGTCTACGCTAACGAGTTGGGTAAAGCACTTGCTGTTCGTTTCGACACTGCTCTTGCTAAAGTGTTCATCGCTGCTGCTCGTTCTGGAGCTAACTTAAGTCAAGTTGGTAAAGGCGGAAGCATCCTCGACATCAGTGCTAACACCTTCGTAAACTTCGGAGACGCTAATTCTGACACAGGTAATCCTACAGGTGCTGAGTTGGTAGCTGCTTTGTTTAGTGCTGCTCAACGCATGGACGAACACGATGTTCCTAGTGACGGTCGTTTCTGTGTATTGCGTCCTCAAGAGTACTACAAGCTTATCACT